TCCTGCCGAGATAGTCCTGCGCCGCCGATGGCGCCGCATTGGAAATCTTAGCCAAAGGGCCGTCAGAGCCGGTCAGTGTCCGGTAAGCCTCCGGAGTAATCGGGCCGCTTTTAAAAGCGTCGGCCACCTCACGAATGGCCCTCCCAACATGAGTTGTCGCATCGCCCACGGTATACTTGGAAGCGTCGGTGCCAATATCAGAAAGCGCATCGACCAGCGGTTGACCACCAACGACGTTCGGCACCTTGGCCAGCGCGTCTTTATAGCCCTGGCTGAGATTATCTGCGGCCGCTTTCATCGTGGCGGGGCCGAATGTATTGGCGTCCGAGCCCATCTGGTTGGCGATGGCACCCTGGATTTGCCGCTGGCTGGCGAGCGCTGCTGCATCAGCCCCGCTGAACGGCCACTTTGCCGTCTGGTCCGCCATCATGCGCAGCGTCGGGTTGTCCAGCATCGATGGCGCCGGGATATTCACGCGGTAGAGTTGCCGCGCCTTGTCGGCCAAGGCAGCGATCTCTGGCCGCACGCCACCGACGTAGCCGCGCAGCATGTCGACTGCCTTGGTCAGGCCACCGATCACCGGGCCTGCGACACCACCGACTGTCGCCCCTGTCAGCAGCTGATCGCTGATCGGCTGATCTGACGCCGATGATGTTAGCCCTGCCTGCGTTGCGCCCGTCGCAGCGCCCTGTGTGGCCAGTTGGGCGGTTCGCCCCACAATGCCCTCGGCAGGCGTCGATCCCGCTACTGCCTGGACGACCCGTCCGGCCACGCCAGGAATGGTGGCAGCGCCGCGCGTCACCAGGGCGCCAGCGCCGCTCGTCGCCGGCAGTGTGGCAACCGTCTGGCCGACGGTGCGCCCAACAGAGGCGACGGGGCTGTTGCCGTATTGCTGCTCGAACTGCTGCTGACGCTCTGCGGCCTGCTTGGTTGCCGCGTCACCAACGCCTAGCTGCCGCAGCAGCCATGTGGTCGGTGGGCTTGCCACGTCATGAATGCCGCGGACGAAGCCTTCACCGAACTCCTTCCCGACACCAGGAGGCCCGCTGGCTGTGGCAGGCGTTGGATTGGCGATTTCACTCGGGATGGAGGCTAGAGAGGTCCATGCACGGCTCAGTATTCCAGGCGGCGGCGCCACATCCGTCGTGGATGTGACATCAGCGACGGTGTTTGGCTGCGAGGATCGCACGCGCTGAGCGTCGGCTGCTGCCTTCGACGCTTCTGTTGGCGTCATCGTTGCGTCGTCTGCTTCAGAGGTGGGGACAACATCGTTGAGAGTTGGAGCAGCGTCAGGAGCGCCGGGGAAAGCTGCCATCTCTTACTCCTCCGGAGCCACTTGCAGCTCCTCCCGCATAACCTGCCGTCCGTTCTTATCGAGTACTGGCTGTCCATTACGAACCACCCGCGTGTAGCCGTAATATGGCATGCCTGGCTTCTGGCTCTGCACATACTTCTGATAATCGGCAGCCGTCGCATCTGTCGGCGCCCCACCGCTATAATGAGGCAGCACCGGGCCCAGCTCTTTGTCCATCTTTGAGAAGAGATCCGGCGGCAGATTATAGGCCGGGAGTGTCGCGTTTGGGTTTGTTGGATCTGGTATCTGCCGATGGAATTGCCCACGAACGTAGTCGGCCTCTTTCTGCACCCGGTCGGTCATGTTCAGTAGGAATGCCAATGCCTTCTGCTGTCCGGCAGGCGATTGCAGCATGTTAGGCAACGCAGCTTGGAACTTCTCCATCTCCACATTGCGCAGCGAGCCGGATTGCAGCGGCCTCAGTGCAACTGACAGATAATTATTGAGGCCGGTCACAAGTTGCACGGCATCGCGCGTCTTCGGATCAACCAGGCCAGCGTTGGCCATTGTCGTGACCAACCCTGGATGCTGCGCCATGAGTTGAGCGGTAAAGCCTTGCGGCAGGTTCTGTAGGTTAGGTCCGAGTTGCGCGAGCATGGTGTGGATTTCACCGGCGTGCGCTGCGTTGGCGTCGTACGTCTCCGAGAGTTTACTGCCAGCCGCAACGTCCGCATCGGCCTGTTTCTGGCGCTGCGTGATGCCGGCCTTGATGTTCTCGATCCGCTCAGCCGCCTGCCGCTGCCTCTCGGCCTCGGCTGCCGCCGCCTGTATCCTCTGCGTCTCGATGCCGGCCTGCGCCTGCCGCTGCTGGTCAGCGTTGTACAGCGTCACCTGATGGGCGGTGTGGGCGTCCTGTATCTGGCGCGTCGCGTTGGCCAGATTGTCGGCTGCCTCGCGGGCTGCCTGGACGACCTTGACCCGATCGACGCCAGTCTGTGGCGCGCGCTGCAACTCCGTCGCCGTTTGCTGTTGCACCCGTCTCAGGCCATCGAGCGTCGTCTGCTCCTCTGGCGTGGTCGGGATCAGGTTCTTTGCCTGGAAGTCGGCAAACGTGGGCGGCGCGGGTGGGGCTGTGGAGGCCGCTGGCGGCGTCTGGCCCGGGGGTGGAGGCGTTGCGGCGGGCGCCGTCGTAGAGCCGCTGGGAGGCCCAGGAACGGTCGCGCCTGCCGTGGCTACCTTATAGGGCGCCTGGGGCCCCTGCACCGTCTGGCCCCGGTTGGCGGCCGCCAGTTGCACGCCCTTTGCGACATCGGCCGGATTGAGCGTCGCACCACCGCCGCCGCTCTCGTGGGGTTGGGCAGCGAGGATGAATTTCTGCTGCACGGCGGGGTCGGTAAGATCGATCTTGTCGGTCGGCTTGACGCCGAGGGCATTCGCGACATCGGCCGTGTAGCTGGTCAGATCGGCCTTCGGATCGCTGACCCAGCGCTTGACCGCGTCCTGCACCGTGTTGATGCCGTGCTGTGTCTGGTAGAGCGCGAGCTGATCCGCTGTTGCCGCAACGCCGCTCGGAAGATCGGAGAACGTGGCGAACCGGTTGCCCTGTCCTGGCTGCGCGCCTGGCTGCCCGGCAAAGGTCAGGTTCAGCGGATTGTTCTGCCGCATGCCGAGAGCAATGCCACCGCCTCCTGGCTTGCCGGCCCCGCCCGCTGTTCCCGGCACGGCCGGCGTGTTGGCGCTGAGCAGCGCATTTGGGATGTTCGAACCGGCCTCCATCTGCAGCAGCGGGAGCGCCGTCTTGAGCCGCTTGAGGTACTGCTCCTGCTGCCCGGCGGCGTATTGCTGCTGCGCTGCGAGAGTGGCAGCCGCCTGCTGCTCCGATCCCCGCTGGCTCCGCTCAGCGCCCTGGAAGCCCTCCGCGAAGGCACCGAGCGCCGGCTTGCCGGGATAGTAGCCAGAGCCCGCTATCAGGCTGGTGCCGAAGTCACGCAGCGAGCGCAGCCCGGCCGTCTCCGACTGTGCCGGCGACATGACGCCGCTGACCTGGCCGCCACCGAGTGCCTCACCGAGCCGCGAGAGTAAGCCGCGGGTGACCGGCGTGGTGTCGGGTTGCGGCAGCGTGGGCTGTTGCAGGAGTTGCTGTGCAAGCGAGCCGTAATCGAGCGGGGCACCGCCGCCGCCTAGGTTCTTCAGCGCCGCTAGCAGGTCTGGCGATGCCCCAGAGTAGTCAGGTGGGGCCTGTGTCTCGGTGTCAGGTGCTGCCATGGTTACAACCCCAATAAGCCGCTAGGCCGTGAACCGCCCTGGAGATTGACCGGCCTAGCATTGGCCGGATTGGATGCGGCTCGCAGCGCCTGCACGCGCTCCATCAGCATCTGCACGAGGCCGTGCATGCCCGCCGGGTTGCCACTGTAGGCGCCCGAGGAAGCCCCGCCCGATGCCGCTGACGCGCCTGCCGGCAGGTTTGACGCCGCCGGCTGCTGTGGGGTACCGGCCTTGAGCCCTTCCATCGCCTTGGCAAGACCAGCAGCGTCGATGCCACCGCTGCTTGGTGTGTCGAACGAGCCGCTATCAACGAACCCGCCCTGGCCCACAGGGATTTCTTCATTGCCCCACTGGGCGAGCACATCGGGAAGCGGCGTGTAACCACTCATCGCACATGCTCCGTCGCTATCTCGCTGGTCAGCAACCGCAGCGGCTCGCTGATCTCCTGCTCGATCATCCGCAGCCGCGCCTGATACCGCCGATAGATCTCCGGATGCTTCCGCCGCAGCCACGCGCCACGTTTCTCCGACCACCAGGCACTGCAGCCCGCGCAGTCCACGCCGTGCTCCAGCTCCGGATAGAACGCCGGCAGGGGCGCCCCAACACGCGCCAGGTACCCCAGCACGTCGGCGGTGCTCCACGTCTCCAGCGGATAGAACACCTCGATGCCGTCCAGCACATCGCCGTCATGCGATGGCATGATCCGCATGTCATTCTGTCGAATGCCGCTGATCATCATCGTGTTGCCGTCTGCCACGATCCTGGCAAACAGCGGGCCGGCGCGATTGTCCCGGCAGCAATCGTAGCGTGAGGCCAGTCGCGTGCTGCCCTCGCCCATCGCCTGCCCGAGGTAGTGCGCTGTGTGCGGCACCAGGTCAGTCGGCACGCCGTTGCGCGTGATCCAGTCGGTGACGTTGGTTTGCACGCGGACGAAATGCGGCACCATGGCTTCGATGGCTGCTACCGCGTCGCGCATCTCCGGCAGCTCGTCGCCGGTATCGACATGGTAAATGCAAATACGGTCCCAGTCGTCCTTGAGCAGATAGACGCACGCGAGGGAGTCTTTTCCGCCGGAAAACGCAAGCGCCACCTTATCATGTCGATCCAGCCGCTCCCTCATTGCCGCACCGCGCGCCAGGCAACCAGGGCAATCTGGCTGAAGATAGCGGCGCCATCGGGCACGATAGCGCAGGCCATTGAGAACCGCTCGGGATGCGGCTTAAGACGCTCCCAGGATGCGATGCGCCAGCCGGCGGCCTCGGCTGCTGCCTGCGTCTCCTCGACGCTTACGGCGTGACAACCCAGCCGCTGCTCCATCAGCGTGTTGTCACCGCCAAGACGCTCGAAGTCGTACACGAACAGCCAGCCATCCGGCTGCACGAGACGGTGCGCCGAAGTCAGGGCATCGAGCAGACGCCCGTAGCACAGCGAGTAGAGGAACATGGCACCTGAGGCGTAGCCGTCCGGCAGCGGGACGTGGTGGTAATCGGCCAGCACCCGCAGCAGCTTCGGGTCGGCCATCGCGAGTTGCAGCGGCTCGCTGTTGACCAGCGCAAATCGCAGATCTGGCCGCTCGGCGCCCATCAACTGCGCCACGCCACCGATGCCGCAGCCGAGATCCAGTACCGTGGCGTCCTGCTCAGGCTCCATCATCGCCAGCAGCGCGCTGACGTGGGCCGCCTCGGTCAGCGCCAACGTGGCACCCTGCAGCACGTTGAAGCGCAGGCCCATGAGCGTATCCAAGGGGGCGGTGGGCTGCGTCATGCGATCAGCGCGATGGTGCCGGCGACGGCGGCCGCAGTGCCGATACCACTCGCTACTGTGCTCCCGACGCCGGGATTTGTGCTGCCCGTCGTGGTGCCGGTGGTGCCACCCGTGCCCGAGGTCGTGCCCGTGGTGCCGTAGGGCACGCCAGTGACGGCGGAGAGCAGTAGATCGAGATTTTGGATCGGTTGCTGCTGCTGCGCGTAGTAGTTGCCCATCTGGCTATTCAGCAGCGCCTGCTGCTGGCTCTGCTGCCCGGCACCGATGCCGAGCAGGTTCTGCAGATACTGCTGTGGAATGCCCTGTCCTGCGTTGAGCGCGTTGGTGAGGTCGGCCTGCCCGTAGCCGGCCATGGCGCTGCCGACGTTGCCATACATCGACGCCAGATTGCCGGCCGCAGTGGCACCTAGCTGCTGCCGCGTATTGGCGAGGTTGCCCGCCTGGGTCAGCGCCTGGCCGTAGCCGGTGTTCAGCAGGTTGCCGAGAATGTTGCTTTCGCCGAGCGCCTCCTGCGACTGCGCCACGCCTTCCATGACGCCCTGGCGCGAGCCACCGAATGCACCCGCCTGATTTGCGTTGGCACCCACCTGTTGCAAATTCTGGGTCAGTGCCTGCTGACCCAATGCTCTGGTCGGGTCAATCACCGATTGGATGTAGGGCGACATCATCGACTGGGCGTCCTGCGCCACGCCCTGCGCGCTGGCCGGTCCCTGCCCCGCCCACCCCCCGAGCAGTCCCTGCGCCTGCTGCAGGCCGCCCTGTAGATACTGCTGTTGCTGCGGCAGCGCCATGCCGCTGATGGCCGAGTAGATGTTGCCGGTGGTGCCGCCGATCTGCTGCGCCATAGCGGTCGGGTCGGCATTGGTGCCGTAGTTCCAGCCGGCCTGGATGCCGGGCGACACGTCGGCAACTTGTTGCCCTGGGTAGGGATTGAACAGGTTGGGGTCTTGCGACAGCGTCTGTGCGGTGCCGACAGCCTGCTGTGCCGCGCCGGTCAGCCATGACGGGAGTTGCGTCGAGGATGAGCCGGACGTGTTGCTGGTGCCGTTATTTGCCGTTTGCTGGCTGCCGCCCTTACTACCCATGGCGCAAATCCTTGTAGAAGTTAGGCAGCCACGGCCTCCAGCCCGTAGGGGCAGCGACGCGGCCCCAGCCACGCCGGCCACATGCCGTCGCTACGGTGCAGCCATTCTCCACCGCCCATGGGTTGATTTCGTGCTCAAGCGCCAGGACATCGCGCAACTCGCCGGCCAATAGCCAATAGTGGATAGCTTTCCGCAGCGGGTAATCGTTGATCTCGGTAACGATCACCGCGCCTTCATTCTCCCAAAGTTGCGCCTGTCCTGCCTTCAGCATCCGCACCACGTCATCGAGCCTGTGGGTCGGGCCGCCATACTCCAGCGCCTGCTGCAGCCTGTGTGCCTTCTCGCCCCCGCTCAAACTCATCGCGGCACCGCGTCGAAATGAAGCGCCCCGGTATCATCGATCGATACCTTCCATGTCGTCCCATTTGGCGAGGTCAGCCCGATATAGGGAAACACCGTCGCGCCATTGGCGTCAGCCTTGCGGTTGAGTGCGTCCGCGACTTGCGCCAGCCGCTGGTTGATGTCGCCCGAGAGCGGGGCAACGAACGGCGCTGCGGGATGACGGAGATGCGCGACCATCAGCGCTTCCCCGCCTTGGCCAGATCGATGCGTGTGCGACCGACCGAGAACGGCGCATCGGCCGTCGCCTCCAGCCGCATCCGGATGCTGCGCCCCGATACCCGCGTGTCCATCAGACCTGCATGCACGCCGGTGTACAGCCCGGTATCGGTCTCGGCGCTATCCCAAGGCTGTTCGCGGGCGAAAAATCTGAACCCGAAGTTGGGCGCCAATACCGGATCTGTCGTGCTGTCGAACACCAGCTGCTTGACCGCAAACCGGATATCCCCCTCGCCCTGGTTGATGCTGCCGCTTTCCACGAACACCTCGCCGGCACTGGCGCGCGGTGCGCCGTTATCGGTCCAGCCGGTTTCGTGCTGATACAGCGCGCCGCCCGTGCCGCCGGGCCCGAGGCCGCCCAGGATCGGGTAGTCCAGCGTGCCGATGCGATCACCAGCGGTGCGCGCGCGTCGACCCAGCAGCCAGTAGCCCGCCACCGATCCGGCCTGGCCTGAATAGACGCCTGGCAACACCCCCGAGTAGTTCATCGCGATGTAGCGGTTGCACTCGCCCGATGAGTTCTCATCCGGGAAGTCCCACCAGATTTCGGCGTACTGAGGATTGGCCGAGCCGAACAGTCGGCCGATGCTGCCGGCGTTCAGCACGCTGAAAAACCAGTTCTTCACATCGCAGCCCAGCACCTGCACGTTGCCGTTGTAGAGCCAGAAGTTCTGCAGGCTCATCCAGGCAACAAAGCCGCCGGCGCCCGCCACCGCGCGCGGCGAGATCGGCCCGCAGCCGGCCGCAATCTGGTTGATGCCATAGGCGTATGGCGGCCCGACATAGGTCATCAGATGCACGTCGTTGGTGGTGAACAGCAGGATGCCAGCAGCCACCTTGCAGGCGGTCAGGGCATGGGCGTTGGTGACGAGTTGCTTGGAGCCGGCGAGGTTGGTCACGTCGGGCGTCCAGACCGTCATATCCTCCTGATCGGACCACGCCACGGCGCGCGGATCGCCACCGGCCCCGTACAGCACCACCTGGCGCTGATCGGTGACGATGACCCCGCGGTTACCGGTGGGCGCATTGAGTACCTGCGTGGCATGCACGGTCGGTGTCGTCGGGTTCCAGGAATACAGATGCCCGTCCTGGGTCGGCACCACCACGAGCAGCTCACCGAAGGTGTCCATCGACCACCAGTCGGTGATATTGCCGAGGATGCCGGGCGGTCCGATGGGCGAGCCGCTGGGGCTGCTGATGCCATAGAGGCCATCGCCATAGAACCCGAGGCCGTAGCCAGAGGGATAGCCCGGCGGCAGGATCGGCGGGGCTCCGGTGGGCGTGATGTCGTACTGCAGGCCGGTATCGAAGCAATACGCATAAAGGTGCGTATCGGTGCCATACGCCGCCCAGCGCTGATAGCTGTTATCGTGCCAGGTGAGAACATCGCGCGGGGTGTCTGACACCTCGGTGCCCTGCAGCAGAGCATTGCCGCCGACTGGCGTCAGCACGCCACCTCTCCACCTGATGTTGTTCGAGTCGTACCAGTGATTGGCTGTCGCTTCGGAAGTTGACTGTCTGACTATCCCAGGAGGAGGTGATTGAGTTAGGCGGGTCATTGCCGCGCACCCCGCTTTTTCTCACGATGCTTGCGTGCTCGTTCTGCGTATGCCTCCTTGTTTGCTAGATAGTAAGCACGAGCCCATGGAACCGGAATAACATGATCGTGCCAGTCTCTACTGTAGATACGGCCCATCAGCCCTGCAGCTCCAGGGACGCCACGCGCTCTGCGAGTTCACGCACCGCATTAACGAGCGCCAATGTGAGTGGCCCGAGATCGGTCGCGAGTTGTCCCGGCAGCGAGTGTTGGCTCACCGGCATCTCATGCACCAACTCAGGCATGACTGGCTGCGTGGCCTGTGCCGAGAGGCCGTAGCGCGTCACCCCGTCGTCAGCGGAGCCGCCATCGCCGTTGTATTCAAAGCGGATGGGGGCCAGCTCGCAGATGTCGGCAAGCCCCGCGCTGTAGGGCCGCACATTGCGTTTGACCCGATCATCGGACAGCGCGGCCCACGGGCCACCGCCAGGCTTCCACGCCTGCCCTGGCACGTTGAAGTCGGTTCCGCTGCCATAGCACAGGCTGTTCGCACCGGTGTTGACTTCGATCGAGACAGTGCCAGCCGCGAACCCCAACGAGGTGTTGGAAAGGTAGCCATACGGGTTATTTGGGCTGCCACCAGCATCGACGGTGCCGAACTGCAGGGCGCCGGCCGCTCCAACCCACCAGCCGCCGGCCCAATTGACGCTGGTGTTGTAGACCGCGACGCTTGGGTTGTTGCCTGCACCGGTTGACATGATGCGGCCGCCAGCCGCGTACACCCCACCATTGACAAACAAGCTCTGCTGGATGCTGACGTTACCATTGGCGCGGTTGATACTGAGGGGCGTGCCGAGGTAGCTGCCGCTGTCATCGAACCGATTGATCGAGAAGTTCGAGCCGGCATTGCCGCCGCTTTCGGCTGTCGCGTCTCCCAGTAACAAGGCCCAGCGCGGCCTGCCGGCCGTGGCGCCCTCGATCTGGTTGCCGTTCGCGCCGGTCGGCTTGCTCAGCGCCAGGCTCGCGTAACCGCTCGTTGGCGCGATGGCCAGATTGCCGTTGATCGTGCCGCCACCGCTGATCGGCAGATAGCCGGACGCCAGCCCATGGATCGCACTGTCGGCCAGGACAAAGTTGGCGTTGAGCTTGCCACCCCAGGTGTCTTGCGAGGCGCCAACTGTTGGTAAATCGAAACCATAGTTCGGGGTGGTGGTGTCGCTCATCGCTACTTGATCCCCGCTGGCGGCTTGCCTGGCCACGGGATCGGCGGCGTCAGTGCTGTCTCGACGGGATCGTCGGCGGTGGAGATCTTGTAGGTGGCGCCTGCATCAAATGGCATCAGGATCAGCCAGCCAAGGGGGCCGAGGCCGCGGCGACGCCCCTGCCATCCGACCTGGCGCAGATAATCCTGGCGGTTGCCTTCACTCAGCACGCCCTTGGTGCGCACGGGCTGCTTGGCGTCGAGCACGTAGAGCGGCTGGCCGCTGCATGCCACCCACTGCGGGTTGGGCTGCGCGGTGTTGGACATCGATCCGGCGAACGTGGCCATGGATCACGCCTTTCCTGTTGATGGTGTCGCTTCCAAAGCCGCCACACTGGCGGCAAGCTCCCGCACCGCGTTGACCAGGGCGAATGTCAGCGCCGTCGCATCGAGTGATCGCAGATCGTTGACCGCTGCCCCGTCCACGAACCCGTCGCCCTGCGTGACGAGTTCCGGCATGACGGTTTCGGCTTCCTGCGCGACCAGCCCGACGAAATCGCGATCCAGCACAAGGGCGTGCGGCGAGACGGCCTCCTTGCTCGCGGCATCGTTGCCCTTGTAGCGATACCGCACCGGCCGCAATGCCGTGATTTCCGCCAACCCGGCCGCATAGTCGCCCAGCACGTCTTTTATTCTCGCATCCGAACTATCGCCCCACGCCCCACCCCCAGGCTTAGAGGCAGTTGCGCCGCTGAACACCATATTGTTGGAGGTTCCCAGCGTTATCGTTGCGCCTCCGCTGGTGACGTACAGGGTCAGGTTACCGCCAACCTGCGCCATGCCGCCGGTGCTCGTGCCGCCGCTGTTGCAACAGGCAAACGTAGGGGCCTGACCGCCAGACTGCCATGCCGCCACAACACCAGAGTTCACACTCAGGTTCCCCGTCAGGTTGCCGCCTGCCAGCGGCAGATAGGTCGCAGCCGTTGCGGACACCTGTGCAGCGGTCTGATACCCGCTCGGATTGGATGCGGCATACCGGGAGGTATCGCTTGCATGGACGTGATCGGCGCGGGCCCAAGTGGTGCCGGTTCCGACCGCGGCGGTGCCGTCCATGACGGGTGTGGTCGAAGACGGTTGAGGGACGGAGGCGAGAAGTGCGCCGCCCGCAGCCGTCAGATCGGCGCTGGTGAGCGTGACCACGCCGGCCCTGGTGTTGAACGAGGTGACGCCGCCCTGCGACGCAACCAGCGCCGCCACGAATGCCGTATTGGCCAGTTGCAGCGTGTTGGTGCCGGGGACTGCGGTGGGCGCGGTGCTGATGCCAGCCAGCGCCACAGCGCCGGTCATGGTGCCGCCGGTGATCGGCAGGAACACGCCGCCAGCGCCTGTACCTAATGCCGTATCGAGCTTGTCGGCGTTGGAGTTCCACAGATCGCCCCACGTGCCGATCGCGCGGTTGGAGATCGGTTTATAGAGCAGCAGGTTGGGCGTCTGGGTATAGTCGCTGCTGCCGCTCATGATACTGCCACCACATCGAACGGGCCTGGCACCCAGTCCCCCGGCTGATTGCCGCACAGCGCAATCGGGATGAACGTGGCAACCAGCATCTCGTAGGGGCCGGCGCCATATGGACCCACATCATAGGGTGAGCCGAGGCCACTGTCCGGCAGCGGGAAGGGCGCCCATGTGCCGGGTTCACACATCTGCGTCGGCACCCATGTCTCGATGTCGCTGCCGGTCACGTTGTCACCGACTGCAACTCGGCGTCAGACAGCACGCGAGGCCAGTAACGGACCCGCCTGATCCAAGTGTTGATTGCTGTCGTCAGTGACCAGGGATCATTGCCGATTGCCAGCCGGGTAGACGTGGCAAGTGTTGTCGTTGCGCCCAAAGATTTCTGAACTGTGCCGCCGTTCGCACAGGCTTCCACGCCCGCTGCGCTGATCACGCCGCAGACCTTGTTGATGCCGGGAACGAGTGCCTGGGTTGGCGGCGCGCTTAAGCCGCTTGCTCGGTTCACGGATACACCACTGCCAGGTCCCACGTATCCGATATAAAACGCATTGCCGAAATTCGTATCGCAGAAGCCGCCAAACGTATTAGCCCCGCCTAGAGGTAGCATGATTTCGTAGAACAGCGATGCCACGCTTGGGGTGAACCATGCCGCTGTCGGGATCGAGCACACCTCAACCGCCCGCGTCACACTCGCTGCTGTCGTCGGGATGTAGCTGGTGGGGAATGCGCCTGCCTCAAGCTGCCCTCCCCAGATGAACGTGGTCTGTGCGCTGGTTGCCAGTTGTGAGGCGTCGCGGCGATCCGTGCCAACCTCTATGAACCATGTTGCCGCAGTCAGGTTCGGTGTGGACAGCGTAAAGCGTTGCCAGGATGTGGTTAGATTGCAGGTTGTGCGGTAATACAGTACACCATCTGGTGTGAAACTTAAATACACCCGCTCCCCGCCTACGTTTCCACGCAGCCACATAGAAAGCGTCCAGGGCGCTACTGTTGCCGTGAAGGATATGATCGGGTTCAACAGGCTCCAGTCACCTGCGGAGGATACCGCAGGGAAACTAACCCGCGCAGCCGTCGTAGTGCCATCTGGCGCGACTGCCTGGTTAGCCGTTGCGACAGGCAACCCTATACCGCCATTGGATTTCACCCAGGATGCGTTGCTCGCATCACCACTATTGAGCACAATGTTGGTGCGCGCTTCCTCGATCAGCAACCCGCGCAGCGAGCCTCCGGTATAGTCCCAGCGTGGTGCGTTGACTGCTGCGGTCTGCATCGTGCCGGTGGCATCAAAGTAGGCGGCGGTGGATGCGCGAGTGAACACGACATTAGGGGGCAACGTGCCTGGTGCCATGAACGATAGGTCGAGCGTCACGCCCGGTGGAACGAGCCCCGGGTTGAGTCCGGCGAGCTGTCCGGCACGCGGGCGCCAGGCGACCTGCTGCGAATACAGCTGGCACCAACCCGCGGCGGACACTGGCCCTTCGATACGCGCGCAGGAACTGGAGGGGGCGAAGTGTCGGCACATGCCGCAGCGCTCGGCGCCGCCGGCAGGCGTGTAGCGCGCCGCCTGCTTGGTGGCCTTGGGCGTGCCGCGGAGGGCGAGGCGCTGCAGGACTGCCATCAGAAGGTCGCCTCAGTCGGGGTAGTCCGCATCACCCGGACGCGACCAGCGCCGCTGACCATCGCGGATAACCATTCGACGGCCAAATGCCTTCTCGTATCTGGCAGGGTTCTTCGGCAATCCCTGTCTTTGCTGCTGCTTATACTCTCTGTCTGCCGCGCGCCGTTCCTGGAGGTTTTGCCGACTACGAGGCGGCAACCCTTGACGCATCTCGTCAGTGTTCTCGCCGGTAAGACAGATCCTGACATTGCCATGCTCATAGGCCCCGCGATCCCCAACTCGCGCCATCACATATTGATCGTTGCGGCGCCCCCGTTGCTCCCATTTGCCGCTGGCTTGCCAGATGTCCCACCACTCCTCGAACGTCAGCAGGAATTCGATCCCGCGCGCTCCGGCTTTGCCTTTGTGTTGGTGGTATCGACCACGAGGTGTCTTGAACCACTGGCGCTGATAGGCCAGCCATTCTTGATAGTCCTGAGCTTGCTTTTTCATACATGGACATTGACATGCTCAGAATACCGTTGCAAGCTCGGACCTAAGCGGAGCACCAGAATAGTCAGATTGTTGCTTCCACAAATTTGCCCTGGTGATCGCCTGTTGCCAGAGGCCGTCCATCTGCGTGACGCGGTCATCATCGAGCGCCCATATAGCGCCTTGCTTAACAACACCCCACAAATAGACCGGATAGAGGTTCTCCAGGATCGGGTTGGTATCGGTCGGCAAGAGGAGTGGTCTGGGCTTCCTGTACCATCCCATTAAAATCTGCTGGGGCTGCCAGTTCGGGTCCGGGGGATTAGGAATGGCCGGATGAGGAAGTAGTTCGATGCAGTTGGCCACCAGCCTGTAGGCGACGCTGGGGCCGCTCAGCGCGGTAATGGCGTCGTAGGGCTGCCATCCTATCGGAGCATATTGGTTGTTCCAATGTCCCGACCATTCATCCTTCAGCGTCAGCAGCTCACCAGTGGTGTTGTCGCGGATAGACTCCATGGTGGCGAAGTCGGAAGGCAGCGCGATGTAGGGCGCATCGATCGGCTGGATGGCCGATGCTACCTGGCAGCGCGCCCGCAGGGTCTCGGCAAGCTCGGTCTCGACCGCGGCCACCCAGCCCGGCATGACACCCGATGTCAGGATGTCCTGCCGGTTGAGGTAGCTGGCCACGTCGGCCTGGAGTTGCGCGAGCGATGCCATCAGGGCGGCGCGGCCACGACGACGCCGTTGGAGGGTGGGGCTGCTGTGCTGCCGATGGCATTGGTGGCGGTGACGATGCACGTCGCCGTCGAGCCGGCGTCGGCTGCCACGACGGGCAGCGTTGCCCCGGAACCTGGGATGGAGGTGCCGTCCAGGCTCCACGCATAGGCGTAGCTGTGCGGCTCTGCTTGCATGCCCTCCCAGTTGCCCATGGTGCAGGTGAGCGTGTCGCCGCTCTGCGAGACGACGGGCACGTCGACGTTGACCGGTGGTGCGGTGGGTGCCGGATCGGGGCCGCCTCCCTCTGGCGCATCGATGTCCAGCACCGGCTCGTATTGGCTGGCCTCCAGCACCGCGCCGGCGGCCGCAGTCTCCACGCCCTGTGCCAGCGCCATATCGCCGGCAGCGCTGAGAGCCTCTGCCTCGGGATACAAACGTATCAACAGCACCTGGTCGATGCCCTCGACCAGCACCGGCTCAATGGTGCCGCTCATGGCTTGGTCTTTGGCGCTGGTTGCCCTGGCATCACCTGGGGCGCCACTGCGGGGTCGCCCTCGATCCAGATCGGCTCCTGCTGCGCCGCAACCAGCGTGGCGCCCTGCTCCCAGGTCTGCTGGCCCTGCGCCATCGCTTTGGCTGCCACGTCCTCGGCGCTGTCAGCGTCGGGATAGAGGCGATGCAGCAGCACGGGGTCGATGCCCTCGACCATGACCGGCTCAGCGCCCTTGGTCTCGGGCGTCTGCGCGATGTGCCCCGCCATCGGCTGCATGCTCCCTGCGGTTGCTGGGGCGCCACCGACGCCGGGTGTGGGCTTCATCTGCGAAGCATGCGGTGCGTCGTGTTTCGTTGGGCTGGCCATGGCGGTCTCCTTTAGATGCGTCGTCCGTCGTCGGTCCTGAACACGCGGTTGTCTCTCTCGTCCAACCACGCGTTGAGCGCTTTCTGGTCTTTCGTGATGCCGAGCTTCTGGAGTTGCTGCCAGATCACCATCGGGATGCGCGCGACATGGGTGATGCCGTCAGGGTTCGGCCGGTGTTTGTCGAAGTTGGACGCCAGTTGCTTGGCGCTCTCGACAATGGGGCGCGTGTTCTGCGAGGTGATGATGACCGGAAGCCCGGTTTCCGCATCGGTCACGATCTCGGTTGACCGCTGCGTTACCGGGTTCCAGGACTCAAAGAACGGTCTGTCGGTCATCGGCTGACCGCCAGAATTACCGATTGGCGCGATGATCTCTCACACGCTGCCGCTGGCATTCCTTGCAGTTGCGTATTCCGTTGTGGACGTATGTGTTCTCTGGCGTGAACTCGTGACCACGCTTGCAATGGGTCTGCGGCTGCTTTTCCTGCTTGGGCGTCTTGCGCGCTGCCTTGTAGGCCCGAGCATAGATCCGCATGCACTCCCGGCAGTGGCGCTTGCCGTTGGCGATCAGCGTGTTCTCTTCGTCGTACGGATGACCCTTCGGGCAATGGGTCTTCTGCTTGTTGAGATGAGCGTTGCCCTTGAAGCGACTCTTGTTCAGGGCGTCGTGCATGTTGTCCTGTTGGGTGCCCAAGAAGAGATGCCTTGGGTTGCAGCAGGCCGGCACATCGCAGTGATGACAGACTTGCATCCCGTCTGGGATTGGCCCGTAGGCGTCCTCCCAGGCCAGGCGATGCACTCTGTGGCGCCGGTAGCGGATCGTGACCTGTCCGTATCCAAAATCCCCGATTGCGCCAGTCCACAGCCAACAACCGGTCTCCCGGTTCTCGACCAGGCGATCTTGCCAAGGTATGCCTTTTCTCATACCAGAGGTTATACACCATTTCAGCCCCTAGACAACAGGTTTGTTACGATCTACTGATTAAGATCGAAGATCGTCGCGTGGGCCTTAGGCGCTGTAGGCCGGATGCATCCTTCGAAAACCACACCACCCTGTGAGTTGTCCCCAGTTTGGGCATAATCCTGCTGGATCATATCGCGCTCTGGCAACGGTGCCATCTCGACATAGTCCGTAGATACAAGCAGGATTTGATGCGCTGGCATGAAGCGATCGGGCGCCAACTGTATCGTCCCGAAGTTAGTGCGGTACACGTCGACCGCGCCCTGGATGGTCATCTCGCCGGTGGGTGACGCCTGGACGATGTTCTGGGCGACGATTGGGTTGCCGGTCCCACCCTGCGACAATGTCGCGAAGTAATTCTTAATATTCCCCGACATGATCGCCAATGTCGGATTACCCCCTGCCTGCCAGCATTGCTGCACGGCGGTGTTCACCACGGCGAGGGTGAGATCGTAGGGGGTGCCTGCGGTGCCTGCGTTGGAGCCGTCACCGATCGGCATGACGCCGGCGCCGGCGCCGCGTGCGCCGAAGTTGGTGTAGCAGGGCAAGCCGCTCATATGCCTCGGGTCGGTGATGGTGCGCACCAGCGGGGACGTTACCGCCAGTTCGAGGTCGCGCTTAACCTCCATGCCCCTCAAAATCATATTCCTGTTATACTCGTCTTCCCCCCCGACCACGTCCACGACGCGGAGCGTATTCGATACCCCGACAGTGCGTGCCAGCAACTGGCAGACATTATTCAGTCTTACTGGCTTGATCACCGCCTGCATGACCGCGGTAAAGCCCTCGGGTTGGGCGTTATCTGCGGCCGGGTTGAGTTCCTGCACGATCCATTCGGTCAGGACTTGCTTGGAACCGACCCTGGAACAACTTGACACGAGCGGTGTCTCGTCGGGATCGATGCGATAGATGATATCCGCAAGATCCTCGCGAACACCAACAGCCGCTGTCTCGATATAAGTGCCTGCAGGTGCGGCTCCCTGTGCGGGAACGGCCATGGTCTACTCCATTGCTTAGCACGGCGCTGGGCGCCTGGTGCCGGTTGAACCAAAATTGCTGGTTCGCAATGGATCTGACTGGAGGCTACTCGGGCGTTTAGCTGCTTGGTCGGTATCCCGACTGCGCTGCGTGCCGATAGCCGGCTTGGTCGTCCTGCGACGTCACGTCTCGCCCTACCGGTTGGTGCAAGCACTCCTTCGGGCGACGGGGGCACGCTACGGGTGTGGATACGGCGTCGTCAAGCGGCTAAACGAGAAACGCCGGACAGGAATGGCCTGCCCGGCATCTCCAAGGGAGCAATGTGACGGTAGGACATCACAAGTTCCTCAAGATCATCACCATACGTCGGCGGTAGGGCAGGGCGCCAGTCCTGCGGGGCTGGCGCCTGCCCCTTGGTCATCCCCGCACGGCGGGGAACGCGATGCGATCTTCAACATCGCATTGCTCCCGGGTCGGGTCATCCCCGCGCCTGCGGGGAACACGCAATCCAGCACACCTTCGCCTCGGCACTCCCCGGGTCATCCCCGCGCCTGCGGGGAACACAACGACAGCGCCAATGGTGCAGGCCATGCACACGGGTCATCCCCGCGCCTGCGGGGAACACCCTTCGTATATACTCCAACCGGTTCATGGATCAATACCGGGTGCTGCCGTTGGCATTGGAGCGTCGGGCGCTGAGCAGGGCGGCGGCGTTGCGGGCATTGGGGCGTGCCTCGAACGCCTGTTCGGCCTGTTGCACCTGGGCGGCGGCGGCTGGTGGTGGGCGCACGCCACGCGCCTGTGCGGTCTGCACCGGCTGGGGGGCGCGGGTCTTGGCGCCCTCGACCAATCTGTCAAACATCATCGCTTTCATCATCGACTCGACGTGGCGCGGGTCGGAGAGCCCCTGGAGTTCCTGGCGGGTGTAGCCGCCTTTGCTTTCGGCCCAGCGGGCGATATCGCGCTGGACGGTCGTGCGCTGCGCATCATCCCGCCAGAACTCGTATTTCTCGCTGAGCATCTTGTTGCCGGCCTCGACCTGCTGGGTCATGGCGCGCTCGAACGCCTGCTGCTGGAGCTGGGTGAGGCTGCCCAGACGTTGTTGCTCAGCCGTAGCCTGCTGGTAGGCGGCGAACTGGCGGAGATAGCCCTGTGGGTCGCTTTCGATCAGGCTGGGGTCTGGCGGGGTCGCTCCCTGGAGCCGCTCACCCAGCTTAGCGAGTTCCGGCTGGATGTGGGGCAGCACGGTGGCGAGTGCCTCGGCCTGCTGCTGGAGTTGCTGGCGTTGGGCAGCCAACTCTTGGGTCTTGCGGGTGTAGTCCGCGGCCATGCCCATGGCGGTGCGGATCTGAGCGGCGGTGACGCGGTGGCCGTCGATCTCGTAGATGCCGCTCTCGGACGCGTCTGCGGCTGGTGCCGTCCCGTCGGGTGCGGCCGGCTGCGCCCCTTCCTGCAGCCCGAGCGCTTTGGCGATGGTGTCGTAGCTGTCGGTGGGAGCGGCCTTCGCTTCGGTTGGCTGCGCTGCCGGTTGTGCAGGGGCTGGCGTGGCGCGTGCCTCTCCGGGCCCCTGCTGCACGGGGTTGAGGCGTGCTGTGGGTTGCCCCTGCGCCTCGCGTGCGGCCTCCTGGCGGCGTCTGGCAAGCAGGCGGCCGGCATCGGAGAGGCTGATGCTTTCCTGCGACGCTGGCGCGGGGGCGTTGACGACATTTTGGTTCGTGGCTGGCGCTGGTGTGGCCGGCTGGGCTGCTGCGGGTGCTGCCGGGGCAGCCGGGGCGGATGTGCCGCTATTCTCGCTCATGGAGTTCCATCTTGGGTTTCGCGTGTGTAGGGTGGAGCGTTCCCCGCGCGTGCGGGGTTGAACCGGCGCCCGGCATCCAACTGCTCGGCAATCTACCGTGTTCCCTGCGTCAGCGGGGATGAACTACTCGAATCGCCGCCCATCAGTCTCGCGCTGGTTCTGCAGCAGGGCGGTATCGAGGCGTGAGCGCATCTCGGTGGCCAGGTGGTCGATGGCTCTGGCTAACTGCCTTGCGTCCTCACGCTCACGGACATCGGCACCATGCACCGCGGTCTGCACCGCGCCTTCCCGGATAAAGGTGAGGATGCTCATCAGTTCGGCATCCTGCAGCAGGCGGTGCGCCTCGCCGCCGCGGCGCTGGATTTCGTAGCGTTCCTCGCGCGAGAGGTCGCTCATGTCCGGGTCCTGTGCTGGAGGGACAGCAGCTGGAGCACCTTATTGAGCAATGGATTATCCGGCCCAGCCGCATTCATCATCTGCTGCATCTGATAGTAATCGTGCGGCAGGTCGTAGGCGGTGGCCGCATAATCAGCGCGGGGCGTCGGGATCGCTCCGGTGTAGGTCTGCTGTGGCGGCGCTGTCGGCAACTGCTGGAAATTACCGAACGACCAGCCCGGATCTGCGCTCGGGATCGGGCCGGACGCAGGCGTTCCGCCGCTATCCGACCACACTGGCCCGAGGAGCCCGTTGGCTGGCATTACCGCTCACTTCCGGGTTGTGGTTCTGCTGATGGTGGGCAGCTTGGCGCCCCCGCGGTCTTTGCCGGCCCCGGCCGCCCCGCCGCTCACCGGCTTGTTCTGGCCCTGCTTGGGCACTGTCTTCGTGCTCTGGCTCCCGGATGCGCGTGTGACCATGGTGGATCTCCTGGTGGAATTAGGAATTTCGCCCTGGAAAGTTCCTGGAAAGTTCCTGGAAACGTGGAATTACTGCCCTGGTTGTGGTGGTGGCCCGCCCGGCCGCGGCAATGGCGGCCCCCCGGGACCGAACAACGACTTCGCCGCGGCGTTGGCGGCGATGTTGCCATAGGCGCTTGGCATCTGGCCCTGCATGAGCGCCTGGCGGGTGGCCATCGCCTGCGCCGGATTGGTCGAGCCTACGGGCGGCCCCATGGGCTGCTGTGGGTGTGGTGGCACCATGGATGGCCCAGGGGCAGCTGGCGCCTGCGGAGGCCGTGGCGGCCCCTGTGCCGGCTGGCCTGGGGGTGGGCCTGCCGTGGCTGGCATCTGCGGGCTGGTGGGTGGCGGCAGATTGCCCAGCAGCTGGACCGAGGGCGCCTTGCTGGCCATCGCCTGCTGGAATTCGGTGAGCGACGGCACAGGGGTGCCGAACTGCGCTCCGGCCACCCAGGTCTTGGTCCACGCATCGAGCGCAGCTTTGTCCCTGTTCAGATCATCATCGGTCAGCATCTGCGCGCGTTTGGTTTGTTCGGATGCCCGATCGTTCTCGACATCGGCCGCGGTCTTGCCGGCCTGCACCTGGGCGAGGATCAGCGACGGATCGGGCGGTGTCGGTGGTGGCGGCGGCGCCTGGAACCCGGGCGGCAGGGCTTTGAAGTACGAGGACACATCGGCAATGTTGGCGGTTTCCAGCATCCGCGACAGCGTGTTCCGGTATTCCGGCACACCGACCAAGGGATTGGTTAACCCTTGCGTCTGCATGATCATCTCTTGCTTGCCGGCGATCTGGGCGAGCATCGCCAGGCGTTCCATCGGCATGCCCTTGCCGCCGACGTTGACGCTGGTCTGCCACATCACGCCGAGGGCACGCGGATCGATCGGCACCCATTGGCCTCTAATCCTGTACACATTCGGCCGGTCCTGATGCCGCGCCATCATGCGCAATAGCCCACTGTAGAGCGGCGCCAATCCGGTTTCCGCCAACGTCCGCGCCATCATGTCGAGCCGGTCCTGAGCTGCGCTGGTCTGCGCCGACACGGCCACGGGTGCCGTGCTCTGCAGCTCATCCACGGTGAGCCCCTGCGAAGCTCGCGTAATCCCTGTCCTGCTCTCCCTGATGGCCTCCAGCGCTTGCATCATCTCAAGCGCCGCCTGACCCGTATACGGCTTCACCAGCTCGGTGACGGCGCCCGCCTGGGTGGTGCGGATGATCGACCCGATGGCCGTTTGTCTGGCGTCTGCGAGGTTGACTTGCCCCAAGGTGACGACCGTGCGCGGGAACATGCTCTGCGCCAGGCTGTCGAGCGTCGCCCGCATCACCCGCGACTCGACCCGCTGCAGGTCCATCACCATGTCGGCCTGCGAATAGCCGATCAGCCGCCCGGGCTCCCTGTAGGGGGTGAAACAAGCGAGCGGGATCTCATCCACCCGCTCCCACTGGATCATCCTGGTGGCATTGCCCAGCATGTGGACGTGGATGAGTTCCGCTTTATGGTCGTTATCCGTGTCGCAGCGTATCCAGCCTTCCGCGTAGCGACAGATGCCCATACTGCGGTCACCTGGGGGCGACGGCTTGATGTTGTGCCCCTGGGCGGGGTTGCGGGCGATCATCTCGCGGCGCTGCTGCGGCCGCATCATGGTGTCGCAGTAGGCCAGGATCTTGTCCTCGGGCAGACCCATCTCGATCAGGTCGCTGGCCGGTACATCGCGCACGTGGAAGATACCGCGGGCGCCATCGACGGTATCGGCGTCGGCCACCACCCAGACGCACTCGGCGGGCACGGCCTCGACCACCGGCCAGTTCTGCTGCGCGGTGCGGGTGATGGTGGCGCTCCACATTTCCGCAGCACCACCCGACTGCAGATACATCGCCCCATCGGGGGTCTTTTGCAGGGTGGAGACTTCTTCGTCCGTCATCGGGCGCCGGACGATGCGTTGCGCCTCGATGCCCGGCTGCGCCAATAACATCTGGAGCTGCGGCTGCAGTAGGCCCTCGCAGACA